CCGGCATGGCTAATGCTACTTACACAATCAATACAGCAAATACTTGGGAATATAAAACTATAACCTATGCTGGAGATACTTCTCGTGGTATCAATAATGATACTGGGGAAGGCATGCGTGTTATTTGGACATTAGCAGCAGGAACAAACCTTAACTCCGATCCTACAAATAATGCTTGGGAGACATATACTGATGCTAAGTTTAGCGGAGGACATGTTCAAAATGCACTTCTTTCTACCGACAATGCAACTATCCAGTTTACAGGACTTCAACTTGAGACTGGCTCAGTTGCTACAGATTTCGAACATAAAACATACGCATCTGAAATTACGGCTTGTCAGAGGTACTTTTATCTTATGGGTTCTGGTACTACTTTTGCATCTGCTCAATCAGGTGCGGGGGCGTATACTAGAATGTATGCCCAACCAGCACGTCACCCTGTTCCGATGCGGGCTGATCCATCTTTTAGTTTTATAACTGGTGGAAGTTCTTACTTTGTTAGTGGTGCAGGCATAACAATTGGGACACCAACAGGTGATGCTGGAACAGTTCAAAATTCTGTTCATACCCTATACTCTCTTAATACAACTAAGACTGGAGTTAACAGATTAAGTATAGGTAATGGATTTTCTTTTAATAGAGGACAGTCTTACGGCAACACTAGTGATTTTATTGAAGTATCAGCAGAACTATAATATAAGAGGATTAATTAAATGAATATAGAATCAGCACAATATGAAGCAGACACTTTTGCAAACCCAATTGTAAATAGTGCTGTCAGAGCAACAATAGATGGTAAAGAATTTTTGATTCCTTTAGACCCTGCTAACACACACTATGCAGAAATTCTAAGACAAGTAGAGGCAGGAGACTTAACTATTGCTGATGCTGATTAAGTTATGATATGTCTGATAATTATGAACACTACCTTGGAAATCCACTACTAAAAAAATCTAATGTCCCTGTAAACTGGACAAAGGATAATATTTTAGAGTATCAGAAGTGTATGGAAGACCCCATATACTTCATCAAAAACTACATCAAAATTGTATCTTTAGATCATGGACTCGTTCCCTTTGAACTCTATGATTTCCAAGAAGATATTGTAAATACAATACATGACAACAGATTTACTATCTGTAAGTTGCCTCGACAGTCTGGTAAGTCTACCACACTTGTATCTTATGTATTACACTATATCCTATTCAATCCAAACATGAATGTTGCAATCCTTGCCAACAAAGCTGCGACTGCACGAGATATTCTTGGACGTTTGCAACTTGCATACGAGAACCTACCCAAGTGGTTACAACAAGGAGTTGTGTCTTGGAACAAGGGTTCAGTGGACTTAGAGAACGGCTCTCGTGTTGTTGCCTCATCCACATCATCGTCTGCTGTTCGTGGTGGTTCGTATAACATGCTGTTCCTAGATGAGTTTGCATTCGTTCCACAGAACGTAGCAGAGGACTTCTTTAGTTCTGTATACCCTACAATATCATCTGGTACGTCTACTAAAGTTGTTATCGTATCAACTCCCAATGGTATGAACATGTTCTACAAGTTGTGGACTGATGCAGAGAACAAAAGAAACTCTTATAATATTATAGATGTTCACTGGAGTCAAATACCTAATAGAGATGACAAGTGGCGTGAAGAGACAATTGCGAACACATCTTTAGAACAGTTTCAACGAGAGTTTGAATGTGAATTCTTAGGTTCTTCGAATACGCTAATACACTCTGCAAAGATTAAAACAATGGCGTTCCATAATCCGCTCACATCAAATGCTGGATTGGATATGCATGAACGTCCAGACCCCAAACACACATATGTTATTATTGCAGACGTTGCTAGAGGTACGAAGAATGACTACTCAGCATTTATTGTGTTTGATGTAACGACAGTACCCTACAGGATTGTTGCAAAGTATCGTAATAACGAGATTAAACCACTACTATACCCTAACATCATTTACGATGTTGCTAACGCTTATAATCAAGCTTACGTCTTAGTTGAGGTAAATGATATCGGTGAACAAGTTGCAACTGCTCTACAGTTTGACTTGGAGTATGAGAACCTTATAATGGCAAGCATGCGAGGTCGAGCGGGACAAGTCGTTGGGGGTGGCTTCAGTGGAGGAAAAGCGCAGTTGGGGGTAAGAACAACAAAGGCCGTCAAAAAGATGGGTTGTTCTAATATTAAACAAATTATTGAATCTGACAAACTTATTGTCAATGATTATGAACTTATTAATGAGTGGTCTACCTTTATACTTAAAGGACAGTCTTACGAAGCAGAAGACGGACACTCAGATGACTTGGCGATGTGTTGTGTTATATTCGGATGGTTAGTACAACAAACATACTTCAAAGAGTTAACAGACGATGATATCCGTGCTAGGATGTACTCAGAACAACAGAATCAACTAGAACAGGACATGGCTCCATTTGGATTCTTGGATGATGGTGTACAGTCTCCATATGGAGAAACCATTATAGATGAATATGGTACACGCTGGAGTCCAGTGGTTCGTAGTTACGATTCTGATTGGTAGAGATTACAGAAACCCTACATAATATCAATAATATCGTTTTCTAGCTTAAGGAAGCAGTTTGCACAAACAACTTTAGATTCATTGATTAGACTTCTAACCTCTGTTCTTGATTGTTCATTTAAACCCTTTCTTTTTGTTAGTTTGCGTATATCCTTCTCGTAAGGATAGAACTGGAGACAGGCGGTTTCAGATTCGCCACAGTAATGACAGGACTTTTCACCAAGATATTCGTTAACCCATATCTTGCGAGCCCTGTAATTCCGTTGTGATACCTTCTTAATGGTGTCTTTGTATTTCTGATAGTGTTCCGACATAATATTATTTATGTGCCGCAGAACCTATAAAAGACAAAAGTGTAAACTTAGTTTTTTATAAATATAATTGTAAGTTTGAAAATAACTAAATTATTGATAATCCACAAAGGAGAAAAAAGAGATGGCATTTCAAGTATCACCTGGCGTACTCGTAAAAGAGGTTGATCTGACTAATGTTGTTCCTGCTCTTGCAACTTCAATTGGTGGTTTGGCTGGAGTCTTCGAAAGAGGGCCGATGGATCAAATTATACCAGTTGGAAGCGAGAAGGAACTCGTTCAGTTTTTCGGCAAACCAAATTCAAGTAACTTTGAAACATGGTTCACTGCGGCTAACTTTCTAGACTATGGCAACGCACTTCGTGTTATTCGTGTGAATAACGGAGCACGTAACGCTGTAGCAAACGGTGGTGCAACAATCGGAACTTTCAATGGAGATGGATCAGCTGTAACATTCACAATGTCGAATGCGGTATCTGATGCAGACCTATTAGAAGTAACAATTGCAGGCACTAAAACAACTAACTTTACAGTCGATGGTTCGACTACAATCACGTTTGGTTCAGCACCCGCTGCTGGTTCAAGCAACGTAGTAGTTAAACTAGGACTTAAAATAACAAACGATCAATTCTATGATGATAACTATGCAGATGGTTCTGCTTCAGTAGGCTCTTGGGCTTCGAAGTATCCTGGCGCATGGGGTAACTCACTCGGCGTATCAGTTTGTGCTTCTGCTGAAGCATACGAACAAACTATGCCTGCTGACAACAAGGTTAACGGTGCGTTAGCAGTTGGCGACACAACGGTTACTGTAGATGACGGTACAGAGTTTTCTGTAGGAGATATTATCTTCTTGCAAGAAGAATCCGGACAACAGTATGAAGTTACTGGAATTGCAACACACGTTCTTACTGTTCGTCAATTAGACAATCCAAATGGTGGCGGTATTGCTTCCATAGTCGCAGATGATACAGTTATCCGTAGACGTTGGAAGTTCTATGACTTGTTCGACGCTGCTCCAGGCACATCTGCTTGGGCGGTTACACAAGGACTATCTACTGCTGAAGACGAATTGCACGTTGTAGTATATGACACAACTGGTGAAATCACTGGTTACGACATTGATGTTGCTGGAAACAGAGGTAATGCAATTATCGAAACACACGCATTCTTGTCAAAGCACCCAAATGCAAAAACACCACAAGGTGGAACTGCATTCTACCCAACAGTAGTTAATCGTGCTTCTACTCACATCTGGTGGATGGATCACCCTGCTGCTGGTGCAACAGATTGGGGTACTAACCTTACATCTGCTGGTACTGATAAAGTATTTGATGCACAACATCTTCCACACGTTGACACTTTGTCAGTCGGACAAGATGACCTTACTGCATCTGTAGGTGAATTAACACTTTCATATGACCAGTTTGCTGATACTGAAACAGTTGATGTTAACTTAATTATGGCTGGTACATCACCCGCTGGTACAGACGGAACTGCACACGCTGCTGCTATTATCGACCTTGCAGAGACAAGAAAAGATATGGTTGCATTCATCTCCCCTCGTAGGGCAGATGTTGTTGGTGTAACTTCTGGTGCAACTCAAACTACAAACGTCAAAGGTTTCTTTGATGGACTTGCTAGTTCTTCATATGCAGTATTCGATTCTGGATACAAGTATATGTACGACAAGTACTCAGACGTATATCGCTTCGTTCCTTTGAACGGTGATATGGCTGGACTTGCTGCGAACACAGACAATGTTGCTGACCCTTGGTACTCACCAGCTGGTTACAACAGAGGACAGGTTCGTGGTGCAGTTAAACTTGCATACAACCCAACTAAACCACAAAGAGATATTCTTTATCCTGCTCGTGTCAACCCAGTTGTCACATTCCCAGGCCAAGGTACTGTACTCTTTGGTGATAAGACTGCTCTATCACGCCCAAGTGCATTCGACAGGATTAACGTCCGTAGATTGTTCCTTGTTCTTGAAAAAGCAATCGCTACTGCTGCTAAGTATCAGTTGTTTGAATTCAACGATGGATTCACACAATCACAGTTTAGAAACATGGTTGAACCATTCTTGAGAGACGTTCAAGGACGTAGGGGTATTACGGACTTCTCAGTAGTCTGTGATGAAAGAAACAACACAGGTGAAGTAATTGATAGAAATGAGTTTGTTGCAGATATCTACATCAAACCTGCTCGCTCAATTAACTTTATCACACTAAGTTTTGTGGCGGTGAGAACCGGCGTTAACTTTAGTGAGGTAGGAGGCTAATATGACAACTGCAAATATCAATGACTTTAAAGCAAACATTCTTGGTGGTGGCGCTCGTGCTAACCAATTCCAAGTATTTCTAGACAACCCAGCTGGTTTCGGCGTGGGCATAGACGGTGCTGTAGATGCATTCATGGTTAAGGCAGCAAGTTTGCCTGGCCAAACGATAACAGAAGTTCCTGTTCCTTTTAGGGGCAGAACATTATATCTTAGTGGTGATAGAGAGTTCGAAACTTGGACAACAACTATCATCAACGATACAGGTTTCAAAGTTAGAAACTCTATCGAAAAATGGATGAGTGGAATCAATGACTTGGAAACAAGTGTTGGCGCTACAGTTCCATCTGAGTACTTTGGTGTAATGCGAGTGGAACAACTTGATAGAGATAACAACCTTTTGAAGTCTTATACACTGAAAAACTGTTGGCCAACTTCTATTGCTGCTATCGACTTGAACTACGACACAGTAAGTGAAATTGAAACCTTTGATGTAACGTGGAGATACACTGATTTCACGGCATCCGGCGTATAATCCACCTTTTTAAACTTACTAAATAGTAAGGTAAAATTAGGAGAATTATAGTATGGCGGAACTTTTCGGTTTCAAGATCACAAGATCAGGACAGGACGGAGGCAGTGATGGATTCACTGCCCCCGCTTCTGATGACGGCACTCTTGATATAGTATCAGGTGGTGGACACTATGCGTCTGTCTTAGATCTAGATGGTCGTGACACAAGTGACATTGAATTAATTAAAAGATATCGTGACATTGCACAACAACCAGAGTGTGATAGTGCTATTGAAGATATCACAAATGAAGCAATCGTTTCAGATGAGAGGGATATGTCAGTATCCATCTCTTTAGATCGTTTAAAAGTATCCCCTAAAATTAAAACAAAAGTTCGTGAGGAATTCCATGAAATCCTACACCTACTAGATTTTAATGCAAAGGGACACGAAATTTTCAGACGATGGTACGTTGATGGTAGACTTTACTATCATAAAATTATCGACCCTAAAAATCCTCGTAAGGGAATTAAGGAAGTTCGATATATTGACCCTCGTAAAATTAAGAAGGTACGAGAAACCCAAAAAGAAAAAGATCAGAAGTCGGGTATGGACATTGTTGCAAATATCCAATCCTATTATCTCTTCAATCAATCAGGCTGGGACTCACCAACAGGTGCAACACAAGGCGTAAAGATTACTGATGATTCAATCAGTTACGCTCCTTCTGGACTTGTTGACATGGGTAAAGGTACAGTACTTTCACATTTAAACAAAGCAATTAAACCTGTCAATCAGTTGCGTATGATTGAGGATTCTTTAGTTATCTATCGTATCTCTCGTGCGCCTGAAAGACGTATATTTTATATTGACGTTGGTAATCTACCAAAGATGAAAGCAGAATCATATCTAAAAGATGTGATGAATCGTTATCGAAACAAGATGGTTTACGATGCACGAACTGGTGAAATCAGAGACGATAGAAATCATATGTCAATGTTGGAAGACTTCTGGTTGCCTCGTAGAGAAGGCGGTAGAGGTACAGAGATT